AAGATACCGCAGTAGCGGGCTAACCCCCGCTACAAACCCCTTTGACAGTGTGTTTTCCTAATAGGCGCTAATCATATGGATGTGGATATACAACCGCGGTTACAAACGGTCCTGCATTACTCGGAAATACTCGGATAAAAGAAGAAATTCTACAGCTGAAACAGGATCGGCTCAATCGAGAGTTCTTAAACGAATCCGACATCTTCCAGAAGTACATGGATATTGCATTTGCTGACATAAACGATTTTGTTGATATCAGTGCTGGTTTTGTTACAGCAAAAGACGGTATTGATGGAACTATTGTCAGTGAAGTGAGCAATACGCAGAGTGGGGTAAAGATAAAGCTTGCTGATCGGATGAAAGCCTTGCAGTGGCTTACGGATCACATGGATCTTGCCACCGAGAAGCAGAAAGCAGAGATTGCATTACTGAAAGCCAAGGTACAGACAGACGATGGCGAGGAGATTGCAGACGATGGGTTCCTTGATGCTCTGAACGGCACAGCTGCGGAGGATTGGGGCGATGAAGAAAATTAAGAGGATTTTCAAATTCCAACCGTTTTCACAAAAACAGCGCATGGTGCTGAATTGGTGGTGTAAGGATTCACCGGTAAAAGACAGCGACGGCATTATTGCTGACGGAGCAATCCGATCTGGTAAAACGGTGAGCATGTCACTTTCGTTTATTATGTGGGCGATGAGCTCATTTAATGGCGAGAATTTTGCCATGTGTGGAAAAACAATCGGTTCTTTTCGGAGAAATGTACTGTCTGGATTAAAGATGATGCTCCATAGCCGGGGCTATACCGTTGCAGATCATAGGGCTGATAATTTGGTTATCATCACAAAGGGAGATGTGACCAACTATTTCTATATATTTGGCGGTAAAGATGAACGGTCACAGGATCTCATTCAGGGTATTACCTTGGCTGGGGTCTTTTTTGATGAAGTTGCGCTGATGCCAGAAAGTTTCGTGAACCAGGCAACCGGGCGATGCTCTGTTGATGGTTCTAAGTACTGGTTCAACTGTAACCCGGACGGACCATATCACTGGTTCAAGGCCGATTGGATTGATAAGCGAGAAGAAAAGCATCTGTTGTATTTGCATTTTACGATGGATGATAACTTAAGCCTGTCAGAGAAAATCAAGGAACGATACCGCAGCATGTACACCGGTGTATTCTATCGCCGGTATATTCTGGGATTGTGGGCGATGGCAGAGGGCATCATCTACGATATGTTCGACACTGCCAAGCATGTAATTTCCAGTCTGGCTGATCTGACCAACGCAAATTATTATGTATCCTGTGACTATGGTACGCAAAATGCAACAGTATTTCTGCTGTGGTGCAAAGAGCGCTCCGGGCGGTGGGTATGCTGCCGTGAGTATTATTATTCCGGGCGCGATGAAGAAAGACAAAAAACCGATACAGAGTATGCAGATGATCTGGAACAATGGCTTGCCGGGATAAAACCGGAAAAGATCATCATTGATCCGTCAGCGGCGTCGTTCATAGCAGAACTGAAAAAGCGCGGCTATGCGATCAAGAAAGCGAAAAATGATGTACTGGACGGTATACGTTTTGTGGCATCCCTGCTGAATCAGGGGAAAATTGCAATCAGTGACCAGTGTCCGAATACAATCAAAGAATTTGGATCGTACATATGGGATCAGAAAGCATCGGAGCACGGAGAGGATAAACCGGTAAAACAACACGATCATGCAATGGATGCGCTTCGGTACTTCTGTTATACGATTATTCGCAAGCCTGGAAGTATCGGTATTTTGAAATGAGGTAGAAAATGAAAAATATGAAAGTAAATATCCTTGGAACTGAATGGAACATACATATTGTAAAAGAATTTCCAGAACATTTGAAAGAGCATGAGGAAACCGCAACAGGACTTTGCAATGGCTTTGATAAGGACATTTTTGTAAAGGATATGTCTGATTGTGATTGCAAAGACAAAGAGCAGCTTATCAAAAATGTTATGAGACATGAAATTCTTCATGCATTCTTATTTGAAAGTGGACTTTCTGAAAATGCCGGATTTTCCGATTGCTGGGCGACAAACGAAGAAATGGTCGATTGGTTTGCAATTCAGTCACCGAAGATTTTTGCCGTATATCAGAACCTTGGTATTTTAGGAGAATAACAATGGACATTGAAACAATGAAACAACTGATAAAAAAATATGAACCTGGTCATGCAGCATTTGTGACGCGGGCGGATATAGCAGAACGTTATTACCGCAATGAGACGGACATTCTGTTCCGGGACAAACCCAAAGACAAGGAAAAAGAGGAAGCAGACAATCCGCTGCGCAATGCAGACAACCGGATTCCCCGGAACTTCCATGGTCTGATCGTAAACCAGAAAGCATCCTATGCTTTTACTGCACCGCCGCTGTTCGATGTAGGCAGTATGGCGAGCAATAAGCGCATCACGGAAACCTTGGGTGATGAGTATGCCAAAAATTGCATGGAATTGTGTGTGAATGCTGCCAATACTTCCATCGGCTGGGTGCATTACTGGCAGGGCGATAATGGTTTTGAATGGGCAGTTGTTCCGTCTGAGCAGATCATCCCGGTGTTTGACCGTAGCCTTAAACGCAGGCTGATCGGAGCCATGCGAGTGTATCCGGACATCGACGATGCAACTGGGGATAATTATACGGTATATGAATACTGGACGGATAAAGAGTGTCAGGCATTCCGGCGAAGAGCAGGCGAGACACTTAATCTGCTGACATACTATGAAATGTTTGTTGATCCAGCCACCAGTGATATGGTTGCCGATTACCGGCATGATTTTGGAGAAGTACCGTTCATCCCGTTTTACAACAACAATATCCATACAGATGATTTGCGCAACATTAAGCCGCTGATAGACGTATATGACAAGGTTTACAGCGGCTTTATCAATGATTTGGATGATATACAGGAGCTGATCTTTGTACTGTCTGGATATGGCGGTGAAGATCTGAATGGATTCCTATCTGATTTAAAAAAGTACAAGACCATTAAGGTAGATGGGGATGAGGGCGGTGCTGTGTCTACGCTGAACATTGAGATTCCGATTGAAGCCCGGAACAGTGTACTGGATGCAACTAGAAAGGCAATCTTCGAGCAGGGACAAGGCTTTGACCCGCAGCCGGAGAACTTTGGTAATCAGTCTGGTGAAGCGCTGAAATTCATGTATTCGCTCTTGGAAATGAAAACTGGATTGATGGAAACAGAGTTCCGACTTGGCTTTGCTCGGCTGGTGCGTGCAATCTGCAAAGCGCTTGGCATTCAGTGCGGTACGATCATCCAGACATGGACCCGTACCTGTATCAAGAATGATACGGAGCAGGCGCAGATTTGCAAGGATTCCGTAGGAATTGTAAGTAAAAAGACGATTCTGAAAAATCATCCGCTTGTGGAAGATGCAGATGAAGAATTGAAGCAGATCGAAAAAGAAGAAAAAGAAGCGCAGGAAAAGGCTGATCTGTATTCTGGAGCATTTGTTAACAGCGGAGAAAACGGAGGTGGCAAAGATGGCAATGCCAATGGCAACCCGAAAAATTCCGAAAATCAAGATAATCCGGGTGGAGATTGATATTGAGTTTGTAAATATCATGGGTAGAATTTTGATTCCATTCTTTTGGATTTGGGGCATTAGAGTGTTTAGTATAGAGATTTATAGAAAGAAATTCTATATGATATGTATTCCTAAGTTTTATTTTGTAAAATAAGGAGTTGTTGATGAAAAACGGTGCATATTGGAAAAAACGCTTCAAACAGATAGAGGAATCCCAGCATCAGCAAGGCCTGCGGTGCTACGCGGATATCGAAAAGCAATATCTCGTAGCGCAGCGGCAGATGGAAGCGAAAATCAATGCGTGGTATCAGCGCTTTGCAAATAATAACGAGATTTCTCTTGTGGAAGCACGCCGGTTATTAAATTCCAGTGAATTGGATGAACTGAAATGGGATGTCGAGCAGTACATACGGTATGGAAAAGAAAATGCTATCAATGGACAGTGGATGAAGGAACTGGAAAATGCTTCCGCAAAAGTACACATCAATCGGCTGGAGGCATTGAAGCTTCAAATGCAGCAGTCATTGGAAGTGATGTTCGGTAATCAGATTGATAGTGTTGATTCTACAATCCGTGATGTTTATCAATCTGGGTTTCTCCATACTGCCTATGAAATTCAGAAGGGGATTGGAACCGGATGGAGTTTTGCATCTCCGAATGACCGGTTGATTGATACAGTGGTCCATAAGCCTTGGGCGGCAGACGGGCAAACGTTTTCAGACCGGATCTGGACGAACAAACAGAAGCTGGTCAATGAATTGAACACCACCATGGTACAGAATATCATCACCGGTGCTGATTCGCAGAAGACGATTGATGCCTTGGCGCGGAAGATGAATGTATCAAAACAGAATGCGGGCCGCTTGGTAATGACGGAACAGGCGGCCTTTTCCAATGCAGCGCAAAAGGATTGTTTTGCAGAACTTGGGGTGGAGCAGTTTGAGGTGTTAGAGACATTGGATGGTTTCACATGCAGCCTTTGTGGTTCTATGGACGGGCAACATTTTCCAATGAGCCAGTATGAAATTGGTGTGACAGCTCCGCCGTTCCATCCGAACTGCCGTGGGTGTACCTGCCCATACTTCGAAGATGATTTTGGAGTGCCGGGAGAACGTGCAGCGCGTGGTGAAGATGGAAAAACATATTATGTACCGGGCAATATGACATATGAAGAGTGGAAATCCTCTTTTGCAGATGGTGACAATGCAGCGAAAGACCGGTTGGGGATTATCACAAACAATAATAAAAGCAACCCGAACTATTATGA